CGATCGTGCAGACGCTCTTTGCGGTGACGATCACCTCGGACGAGCCGACAGAGCAGGTGCTGGCGGGTCTGCTGACGCCGCAGGAGCAGGCGCAGATGCTGGCGCAGGGTGTGTCGCCGATGGAGGCGTATATCGAGATGGTGGCGGGGTATTATGACGACAGCACGCTGGATGTCGGGATCAATGGCCGGCTGGCGCATCTGTTTCCGGGTCAGGAGCTGACCTTCCACACGGCCAACCAGCCGTCTTCGGAATACGCAGCCTTCTCGATGCATCTGTTGCGGGAACTCGCGCGGTGCCTTGGGCTGACCTATGAAAGCGCCACGGGCGACAATGTGGGGGCGACCTATTCATCGCTGCAGGCGGCGACGACGGAGATATTCGCGATCACGAAAGCGCGCCGGCGCAACATCATGGCGCCGTTCTGCCAGCCGATCTACGAGGCCTGGCTCGAGGAAGAGATCGAAGCGGGCGGTGTGCCGTTTCCGGGGGGTGTGGCAGGGTTCATGGCCAACCGCACGGCGGCCTGTCGCGCGGAGTGGCGCGGCGATCCGCGGCCGCAGGCGGATGATCTGAAGAAAGCCAAGGCGCATGAGGTCTGGAAGCGGCTCGGCGTGATGTCGGATGCGATGATCTGCACCGATCTCGGGGCCGATGTGGACGATGTCTACCAGCAGCTGGCGCAAGAGCGGGCCTTGCGGGCCGAATACGGTCTGCCCGAGCCACAGATGATGGGGGCGCAGGGTGGTGGTCCGGGTGCGGCAGACGATGGCGATGAGGCTGGTGATGAAAATGACGACGGCGCTGGTCCCGCCAACGCGGACGCGGAGGATGACCCATGACAGTTGAGATCGATGAGGCTGACCCCTGCGCGGCGGCGGCCAGCTTGCGGCAGGTCTATGTCCGGCTTGTTGGGGGCGAAGGCGCCATGGAGGTGCGGTTCCGAGCGGGATCGAACGGGGTGGAACGCTCGGTGCGGTATCACAGTGCGCATCCCGACCGGCTCCTGGCGGTCATTCGGGGCTTTGAACAGGAGTGTGCCCGACACCAGAGCCTTCGGCCGATGCGGTTTGCTCTGGGGACAGGAGGGCTGCGATGACCGATCTCTCCGGGACCATGTTGGAGCCCGATCTTCAACGGAGCGCGGGACCGTCGCTTGCGCAGATCGCAAGCCGGGTGCTGAACCGGCCGCTGCTGCTGCATCCGGACAAGGTCGATCTGATCCTGCATGTGCTGCAGGGGCGGATCGGCATCGCGCCATTGGCGGCGCCAGACCCGCAGTCGAACCGCTTCATCGGCACATACCGCCGCGACAATGGCAGCGTGGGGTCCATGCGCGTGGAAAACGGCGTGGCGATCCTGCCGATCGTGGGCAGTCTGGTGAACCGCGGCGCATGGATCGGGGCCAGTTCGGGGCTCGTATCTTACGAGGGCATTGCGGCGCAGCTGAGGGAAGCGCGAGCTGATCCGGAAGTTCGGGCGGTGCTCTTGGATATCGACAGCCCCGGCGGTGAGGCAACAGGCATGTTCGCGACAGCCAGACTGGTGAGTGCTGTGAACGAGGTGAAGCCTGTCGTCGCGTTCGTGAACGATGTCGCCGCCTCCGCCGCCTATGGCATCGCCAGCGCGGCTCGCGAGATCGTCGTCTCGCCGACCTCGATGGTCGGATCGATCGGCGTGGTGCTGACCCATTTCGATCGCTCGGAGGAATTGGAAGATCGCGGCATCAGGCCAACGCTCATCCATGCTGGGGCACACAAAGTTGACGGCCATCCGTTTGGACCGCTGTCGGACGCCGTGCGCGCAGACCTGCAAGCGGAGGTGATGAAGATCTACGATCAATTCGTCGGTCTCGTGGCCGAAGGACGCGCCGGCCAGATCAGTGCCGATGCAATCCGGGCCACAGAAGCCCGCACTTATCTTGGCAGCGATGCCATGGCCCAAGGCCTCGCCGACAATGTTGCGAGCCTTGACGAGGTGATCGCCACCTTTGCACAACCGCCCTCCGGGGCAAGCCCCCAGAGAAAGGGAGGACCCATGACCAAGACTACACAAAACACAGCGCCAAGCAGTGGAACGCCCGTGTCCGCCAGCTTCGCCGGCGCAGAACAGGCTGCCGGCGCCATCAGTCCCGCTGATCTGCAATCTGCCGTCGAGGCGGCGCGGACCGAAGCCCATGCCGCTGGAGTTACCGCCGGCAAAGCTGAGGCCACGGCGCGCATTGCCGCGATCCTGACGTCACCCGAGGCTGAAGGCCGCGAGGCGCAAGCCCGCGTTCTGGCGCTGGAGACCGAGATGAGCGCCGTGGACGCGGCGAAGGTTCTGGCGGCATCGCCGAAGGCCAGCACGTCAGCGTCGATCGCGGATCGCGCTGCACAGGAAGTTGAGCTCGGGGCCGAAACCCCGGCAGAGTTCCACAATCGCGCCGAGCGCAGCATCGCCGGCTGGGCCAAAGCCGTCACCAATGCCAACGCGCGGTTCGGCTGACATGCACTCTATGCAGAACAAGGACATCCCATAATGACAGTTCTCACCGAAGGCCGGCATCCCGGCGAATTCCTGATGACCGAGGCCAATGGCCAGCGCTCCCGGGACAGCATCACCATCGCAAGTGGCGCGGGCATTATCGCCCCGGGCACGGTGCTGGGCAAAATCACGGCAAGCGGCAAATATCTCGCCAGCGCTGTCAGCGCCACCGATGGCAGCCAGACCGCAGTCGCCATTGCGCTTTATGGCTGTGATGCCACCACAAGTGATGTTGCAGTTGCCGCCATCACTCGGGATGCCGAGGTGAACGGCAAAATCCTGACCTGGCACCCCGACCGGGATCAGGCCGCCGAAAAAGCGGCAGCGCAGGCTGATCTGGCCGCTGTCGGCATCATCGTGCGGTAACACCGCACAGCTCTTCCATCAGACTGATCACTGATCCCCTGCATACTTGGGAAGCAGGCTGATCTGTCGCGCCCAATCCCCTGCCGCCACAGGCTGCGGGCCGTTCCCGCGTGCCCAAGCCACCGGCGTGTCGACGCAACAAAGGACCCCCCATGTCGATCCTCAACATCTTCAGTCAAGACGCCTTCAGCGTCATGCGCCTCACGGACGCGCTTCGTGAGATCAAATACACCCCGTCCCGCATCGGGCAGATGGGGCTGTTTCAGACCACCAGCATCGACACGCTGGATATTGCCATCGAGAAGGACAAGGAACAGAACCGCATGCTGGTCTCCGCCAGCCCACGGGGCGGTCCCGGTCAGACCTTCGACAAATCAAAGCGCGCCATGCGCATGCTGAAAGTGCCCCACTTTCAGGTGGACGATGCCATCTATGCCGACGAGGTCCAGCAGGTGCGCGCCTTTGGCCAGGAAGTCGCCGTCGAGCGGCTGCAGCAGAAGATCGCCGACCGCGCCGCAGAGGCCAGCCAGTTCTTCGCGCTGACCGAGGAATACCACCGGCTCAACATCCTCAAGACCGGCCAGCTGCTGGACGCGGACGGCTCCGTCCTTTTTGACTACTTCACCGAGTTCGGCGAAAGCCAGCAGGCGGTGGTGGACTTTGACCTCGACAATGCCAGTGCCACCGACGGCGCGCTGCGCAAGAAATGCGCCGGGGTGATCCGCCAGATGGCCGCCATCCTGGACGGTCTGCCCTATACCGGCATCATGGCCCTGTGCGGGGATGCTTTCTTCGATGACCTGATCGCCCACCCGGAAGTGCGCGAGACCTACAAGGGGTATGCCGACGCGGCGAGCTTGCGCAACGCGTATATCAATTCGGGGACGTCCGGCATCTACGGCGCCTTCGAGTTCGGCGGCATCACCTGGATGAACTATCGCGGTGGCCAGAATGTCGGCATCGAGACCGACAAGTGCCACCTCGTGCCCATGGGTGTCCCCGGCCTCTTCCGCACGGTCTATGCCCCGGCCGATTACATCGAGACGGTGAACACCCCGGGTCAGCGCCTCTACGGCAAGCAATGGGAGATGCAGAACGGCAAAGGCGTGAACCTCGAGTTCCAGATGAACGCGCTGCAATATTGCACCCGCCCCCGGGTGCTGATCCCAGGCAAGCGGACATAGTGTCAGAGATATCTGACACTTGCCGCAGCGCGGCACATGATGTCACGTCAAGGTTATTCACCCTTGACACTCAAATGTTACATTTTGCTTCGGCTTGCCAAACTTTGATCGCACGCAAAAAATACAACGTACAATCAATGCGTTATGAATTGCCTGTTTTTTAGGCGCTTCGATGAAAGGCCCCAGATAACGGGGTTTTAGCCTGCTTCATACCGCCGGCTCCACAGAGTTATCCCCAGATTCTGTGAGCGCAATAGCGCTTGCCCTACACCGCGATGCGGTGGCGGGGGGCGACTCAGGGTGCGGTTCGGGATTTGGGGACGGAAAGGACCGAGAATGACTCTCTTTGATGATCTGGACGCGCAGGTCTCCGGGACGATTGACGCGGCCTTTGGGGAGATCGCTGTCCTGCGACCGCGTGTTTCGTCCCAATATGCCGAACGCGCAGAGGATCCGTCCCGCCAGGTTACCACTGTCACGGGCGTGTTTTCGGCGGGGCCCGCCGAGGCCCCTCTCAAGGGCAGCACTGCGGGGGCTGCGTTTTCTGGCGGCACGCGGGTTGTGTCACAGAGTGCGGAGTTCTGGCTTGCAGCGCAGACGGTTCAGTCCCTTGTGGACCGACCCCAAAAGGGCGACGCGCTGACCCTGACCGGGCGCGAAGGTGCGCCGGTCTATGCACTCTTTCAGGTCCACCCGTCGGACATGGGCGACCTGACCTTGATCCTGGTTCTGGAGGACGAGACGCCATGAGCCTGACGCGACTGGCCATGCGTCTCGCGGCGGCGCGCGCCTTGCGGGACAAGACACTGGCGGGCGCGCGCGTCTTTGACAGCGCGGTGGACCCGATTGACCAGACGATCGCCGCGCAGCGCCAGCCGCTGCTGGTGCTGACCACGGATGAGCATGCGCTGGAGGTGACCGGGCGCGACCTCGGCAGCGGCACGCATCGCTGTGATCTGGTGATCGAGCTTGCCATTGCCTCGCGCGTCGAGGTTCCAGCCGAGGACGGAGACGGCGGCGCTATTACCATCGCCATCCCGAACACAGACGAGGGGATGGAGCTGACGCTGGACCTGATGGAGCATCAGGTGGTCTCGGCGCTGACGCGGGATGACGGGGCGTGGTCCCGAGCGTGGATGATGCTGGTGCCGCAGATCACACGGCAGGTGTCGCGACGCGGGGCCTCCGCTGAGAACGGTGTACGCTTCGCGGCGCGTCAGCTGACGCTTAGCTGCGATCTGATCGACGCTCCCGTCCCCGGCGCTGCACTCCCTGCGGCCGGGGCATGGTCGAAGGTGCTGACGCTCATGGAGGCGGACGCGGCGATGGCCGGCATCGCATCGCTGATCCGCGCGGAGATTGAGGGCACGCTTGTTCCCGAGTGGCGACGCGCGGCGCACGCATTGGGTGTCCCACTCGAGGTCTCGGACGGCCTCGGGCTTGGCGCGGGGGACGTGCCTTTGGTGGACCCGGTCGCGTTTATTATCGGGGCAATCAGCACCGGGGCCGGCGTGGTCACCGTGACCGAGGACGCGCTCTGATGGCGGTGCGCGAATTGGTCGAGCTGGTCTCCCGGGTGGCCGAGCTGGAGCGGCGGTTTGCGGGAGTTCTGCGCCACGGCACGGTGGCGGAAGTGGATCCCGAGCGCCAGCGCGTCCGGCTGGACCTTGGACCCGCCCACGGAGCTGAGGGGCGGTTCCTGTCGCCCTGGGTGCCCTATGCGCAATTCTCGGGAGCGCTGCGCGTGCACACCCCACCCACGGTGGGGCAACAGCTCACGGCGATGTCGCCCAGCGGGGATTTCCAGCAGGCGGTGGCGCTGCCTCTGACCCATCACGGCGGCAACCCGAGCCCGTCCAAAGCGGGCGACGAGAATGTCGTGACCTATGGCAATGTCCGCATGACGCTGGCGGATGATCTGGTCCGCGTCGATGTGGGCGGTACGCTGTTCGAACTGAGCTCGGCGAAGGTCACGCTCTCCACGGGCGGCAGCAGCATCGAGATGACAGATGCGGGCGTGAAGATCACAGGCGCGCGCATCGATCTCAACTGACGGAGGCGCAGATGCCAGCAGTGGCGCGGATCGGGGACCCGTTTGCAACGGGCCATCTCTGCGACGGGGCGAGCACGATTGCCGGGGGCAGCGGAAACGTCTTTGCCAACGGTATTGGTGTATCGCGCCAGGGCGACCCTTCTGCGTCACACACGCGCCTGGTCGGCAAACTGTGCCTCCCGCACACGGTCTCCATCGCTGGCGGCAGCGCCACGGTGTTCGTCAATTCAATGTCAATTGCCCGGGTCGGTGACGCCATCGACGCAGGTGCCATCACCGGCGGCTCGCCGGACGTCTTCGCAGGATAGAAGGACATCACATGCCACGCTACGCAATCACCGAGACAGCCGGGCGTTTCGTCGCCGGGACCAACAATACCGGCGTCGGGACGGTCCTGACGCTGACCGAGAAACAGGCCGAACATGAGGTTCGGCTTGGCACGCTACGGCTGCTGGACGTCAACACCGATGCGCCTGAGCACATTGGCGATGCAGCGCAAAGCCAAACGGCAACAAGACCCA